CCGGGACCTCGGGGGGGCTTCAGTGAAATACTGGAGCAACACAGAGTCGTCTGTGATTGGCGTACGCGCCACCCGTCCAACTGGAACGGGCAGTCTGTACTCATACCTCTGCAGACCGCGATTATATCGCTTAGGGAAATCTCCCGGCGATTGCGGAACTACAAAGGTTTTCAGACCACAGACACCTGATCCGTACGGCACGACTGGGACATGAGTCCCGTCCGTCGTATGGTCGTTTCAAGATACTTGGAGGTTTCAACCATAAACTTCTGGTAGAAGTTATTGGCCGATTCCACCGTACTTGCATACGAACCAGGTTTGCCATCGTAGCTGCCTAACCAGTACGCGGGGGTTACATCTTCCCCGCGAAAGGCGTCAACGCCGCACGACTCACGGAACCATCCGGAACCGTAAGTTTTGGCTGCGTTTACCTTGAACCAAAGCAGTTCAAGGGCTACTACCAACAGCTCCCGACTGTCAGCGGGGACAATGATGTCATCCCCGAAGACGGCCACGCTTCCTGTGAGACTCCTTATGTTCTTATAAGTGACTCGCAGTCCCCTCTGAGTGAGGGTAGCTGCTAGTGCCACCGCCAAGAACACGATGGTTTCTACTGGGAACGTGCAGGCGCTTCCCATCGTCGAGAACTTCCTAAGTTCCTTAGCCCAGATCCCGCAGTCAGCCCTTTCGGGTTCCTTCGGAATCAGGACGTGATGGGTGCGTGTCGCGCGAAGGGCTGATAGCAATTCAAGGTTACCCCTGAAAAGCTGACCCACCACGTGGCAGGTAACTCGGTCGCTTGCTGCCGACAAATCGACAGTAGCTAACGAGCCATCTTCCGACCCTCGGAGGCAGAGATCCTGGTTTAGACTTTGGTCGCGAAAGCGAACAAAATTGTCTAGCCAAGACTTCCTCGTCCGAACACTGAAGTAATGCCAGATATTTTGCTGGCACCACTGATGTGAACACGGCTCCGCGGCAATCAACCGCGGCTTCGTGTAGGTCTTCGGTACAGCGATCAGACGACTCGGTGGGCTTCCTAGACGGAAATCCGTCCAGTAGGCCTCCTCGGAATCTGAACCGCCGTACCCTGCTGCCCAACTCGCATAGTTGGCATAACCAACTTCGCTTATTGGGAACACGCCATCTAGTCGCTCAGACCAGATGCGGAACCGGTACTTATTTCCAGCACCGGTCCAATCACTAACAGCGCCTGGACCATGTCTGAACTTCCAATCCTCCGTTCTATACGGACCGAGAGAGGAAGTAATCAACCCCGAAAGCTTATCGAGG